TGTTTGAAGCTCCACAGCCCACACTAGCTCCACAACAAATGATGTCTCCTACCATCCTTCCTAATGAAGACGATAGGGAGATTGCCATGAGGCAACAGATGGGTATTGCTGGCTTAGTCTAAAGACTCAGTACCTTTAATCATTGCCCCTTCAACCTCGAAATCCATGTCATATCCCATGGTGGTTTGCCCATCTATCTCTATCTCTAGGTTCCTAGAGATTAGCCTTAGAAGAGCTGTCTGGTGGTGCAATGTTAATCTACTGTAAAGTTCTATAACCTCTGGTGCTTCTACCACAGGCTTATAACTTTGAGGTACTGGTTTCTTAGTCATAATGCTTTTGAAAAACATTAGACTACTGCTGTGTTCAAGCGTTTATGCTCTTTCTCAATAAGAACCTTGAGCTGATCTATTTTCGACCTGTGCTCTTGGTTACATATGTCTTGAAGTAAGTCATAAGTCTTAACGTCTACAGCCAAACTTTTTCTCTGTTTACTATCATCTATTAATGCTTGATTTTCCATGTGGGTAATTCTACTAATATTTGCAACAAATTACAAATATATATTTTATATTGTATGTTAAACTACAAAACCATGTATAAGTTGAAGAATTACCTACTAAGTATGCAATCCCATTGGATGGTCAACCAAACCACTTACAACGCTGTAGAAGAGACTTTGCCTTTGATAGCTAAGTACAGAGCTGGAGATGGTGTGGACAACATGGGCAAAACTCCTGTACATAAGGTGGTTAAAAAAATATTCCCTGATGTCTACAGAGTACCTTTGTTTAGAAGACACTTCTGTAAGTTGTTGGTCAAAGAGATCGAGCTGATGAAGAAAGAAATAGGGTTTGTAGGTAACGATGCAGAAGACGAGCTCAGACAGATACCTGAGATTGTGTTGCGAGAGCAAGTGCCTGAGCTGTACAGGAACATGTGGTTTGTCACACAAACTGTGCTCAACCCAATCTTCAATGCTATATGGCAACGTGACTGTAAAGACCCCACCACAATACAGATAGCCAACTACAACCTGAAAGATAAGAAGCAAGGTGCATGGCATCATGACGAGAGTGCTGAGATCAGTGTGGTTGTTCCTTTGAACACTGGCTCCTATGAAGGAGGTGGCACTGAGTTCCATAATCATGGTGTGCTCAATCCTTTGCCCAGTGGTCACGCTCTAATCTTTCCTAGCTTTACTAACCTACACAGAGGTCTGCCAGTACAAGGTGGAGATCGTTACTTGTTGGTGTTCTGGTTATGCGACAAGCAAAGGTCAGTAGATTTGTACGAATCTATACCTTAAATTAATTAATATTTCTTTGTGCAAATACTTGCACATTTGTGCACATATGCTATTATAGACATGTGAGATTAATAACAAAGGAGAAAAAAATGAAATCACAACTAATAAAAGAAATAGGTGCACCATCAGTAGGTGGCAAATGGGGTTACAAATACAAAGGTTATTACATAATCCCTGAAGAAAAAGGCAGAACAGGAAAAAAATATTATGCTTTTTATACACCTAATTTTGAACGTATAGAGCTTTATGGAGAAAGGTACGAATACACAACCTTAGATTATGCCAAGATATTTATAACTTGGAGAATTGAGGATGCTATAACTTCTTTTGAAGAAAAAGAGCGTAAAGCATATCTTGATAGGTTCAACACAGAGGAGGTGGCGTAAGCCACCCCTCTCACTGGAGAAGATTATGAAAAGCTGGTTTATAACCATATTGATATTTGTAATGTTGGGTTTTGTGGGTGCCATGGATTACCAAGATGAGCTGTTAGCTCAACAGCATTACACTGACATGGTGTGTGCTGGTCACTACCCAGACTACAAAGAACTAGAACCTACCTGTAACTAATACAAGTCTCCTAGCTCTATGGTTTGGGTTCCTTCTAAGCCATAGGGCACAAACTTATCCTCTTCTTTACATCTGAGTAACAAAGACAAAGCCTGTTGGTTCTTAGCTCTAGCATACTCCATGGCTTCATCAGACAAGGTGTAAACCACATAAGGATAAGGATGAGCTTTCTCTTGTGCTAAGAAGTTAAACTTACCAGCTGGCATACCCAATGACCTACAGGCATCAACATAAAGAGCTGCTTGCATGTGATAATTGAAAGCGTTGATGGCTTGCTTGAAACCTCTGAAAGAAGCATCTCTACAAGTCTTTAAATCCCACACATCTACATTGTCATACCAATCCATCCTACATTTGAATGGATGTCCATGATAAGTAAACATCAATGTGCACTCAACCTTGTGGTCTTCTTTAGGTATATATTCTTTGACCAGCTCTCTTCTTTCCATGCACAGATCGTACAGGTCTTGGCTGATAGGTGTTCTGTTACCAACAGTAGCTAAGAAGTCTTCATACTCAGCCTTACCTACCTTGGTTCTTCTGTCTATGTTGGGTTGTATGACAAACTCCTCGTCAAACTTATGGTGTTCTAAGAACACTGTGTGTTGCACTCTGCCTTCCAGCAAAGCTGGAGAGGGCGTTAACCCTTTCTTGTTCTTCCATGTATATGGACACTTAATCACACTGGTTAAATCGTGTGACCTAAATGCTGGTATTGAATCGTACTGCTCATAGGGTATGTCTTCATATAAACCTTCTTTAAACTCCATCTTGTACTCCTTTCATTTGTTCTTCTGTTACGTCAAAGCAATTCATATTGCCAGCTACTGTCCTTCTCTCTCCTGAACCAAAGAAAGGGTAAACTGCATGTTGCATCCAAGATGGAAACAATAACAACTTACCCTCCTCTGGTTTCACATATCGAGACTGTGAAGGTCTTAACCTTTCTGGGTCAGAAGTCTGGTTAAGACCATATGTGAAATTGATATACCCATCTATCACACCAGATGAGTTGTATAAATTGTAATCCTCGACTTCTTTTCCATCTGCTGTCTTGCCTATCTGCTCTGGCACTTTTGTCCAAGTGGTAAAGCTAATACCCATAGGTGAAGCTGTGAGGTGGTCGTGGATTGGATTGTAGTCACCTTCATAAGAGTGAACTGACCAAAGTTTGTCTGTCACGACTTGCTTAGGTCTTATCATAGTTCCTGTCTGTTCTACAAAGTGTCTGAGATAAGCTACCCCTAGATTCTCAACCATAGCTCTAAAGTTTTTGAGCTCGTCACATTCAAAGTCCATAGACAGTTGCTCGCCTTGATGTATTTGTCCTACCAGATCGCCACTAAGAGACTTTCTATTAGGGTCTTGCAGTTCTTTGTCTAGGTAGGTGTTAAGTGTCTGTATGGTGTCTGTAGATAGCTTATGTTCCATCATAATTGCAGATGGTAAGTTATAGATGTCGTACTCTAAGCTAGTCAACGAAGTTCCTTACTTCTTCTATCAGTTGCTTGTCTAAAGATTCCAACTCTTCTATGAGCTTATCTATATAGAACTGATGTTTCTTTAAGTCTTCTATTTCTTTGTCCTTGTACTTAAACCTATGCAGATATTTGATGGCTGTGCCCTCTAAATAGTATCTAAAGTTGTCGCCCAGTTGTTGTTTAATGTAGTCAATGCACTCAACCTCACCTTGGTTCACATAGTGAGGTGGTTGGTTAACCATGTCTGGATTGTCCATACTGCTCCTGAAGGGTGTGGGTGGATTTAACTTGATGTGTGAGATAAGAGAAAAACACCACCCACTGAAACTTAAATTAAAAGGGTATGCTGTCGTCACCCTCAGCATCTGCTTGAAAATCAGCTAGACCTTTGGACTCTTCTTCTACCACTTCTGCTTCTTCTACTGAGGCATTGCTATCTTTCTTAGCTGCCTTTAATTCAAAGCTATCTTCAATGTCTTTTTGTTGCCACTCAGGTAGTGTATCAAAAATATCACACATAGCCTTAGTTTCATCATTGGAGTTACCATTGAACTCATTGCAAAACACATCCATATCAAAAGCTGTCAGCTCATTGTGTGTTGGTGTTTCTTGCACACCACCATCTGGTTTGAAGATGCCAGCTATTTTAGCTTTACCATTCTCAGTGTGAGCTACTTCTATTAGAGCGTTCTTACCCAGTAGGTTAGAAATGTCAAAACCAGCTTCTTCATCTGGAGTAAAGTTCTTACCTCTCCAAGACACTAAATCTTTTCTAAGTGCACTCGACTCAAACAAACTTTGTGTGTAAGTTCTGGAAATACTCAATGGTCTGCCATCATCCATT